GTCGGGATAGGCACGACTATGGAATTGCAAGGCGGCAATCGTAATAAGGGGGAAGGCAATGTTACTGCAACCGGGCCAGGGAAAACTCTTGTCCTTCTGAATTTGCATGGCGAGGTCCATGCCAGCCGAGTTGCGCTGCAACCAATGAACACGCGATTGTACGTCGGATTGATAATCCTGCCACACAAGATCACCAATCTTCCTCAAATCATCCTCTGTGAACTTATCACAGAGGTTGGGGGAATCAATTGTATCTTTGTCGAAGGTTATTTTATTATCAAGGTCTAGCATCTGCCTGCCCTATTATTATAATGCATGACGTAACAATTTGTTACGGGTATTAGTATCCAGTATGCCTGTTACGCCCAACTGCATTTTCTCTATAGTATTGATTTTCTTCCTCCTCCAACTCATCTGTCTCCTCGAAATCTTCCTCATCAAGGGATCCCATATTTTCAAGACCAATACAGAGAGTTGCCGTGCTATCAAACTGATCATCTAACTTAGCTTGCTTACCCCCAGTAAATTTAAGATTCTCATCCTTGTAAGAGGGAAACCAAGAACCATCAACATCAAAGCGTACAAGTCCTGACTTCATTCTCTTTTGATAAGGTCTACCGCGAACTGCCTTATCTTTTACTGGATTAAGAATTTCAAAATTTAGGTATATATCGCGGGCCTGCATTTCATTACGAATCATAGGCCAAACGCTATTCCATATGATACCTCCCTCAACAAACCACATCTGCGGATGCCATCGGGACTCCATCATAAACATTTCTTCAATCCACTCATCTGTTCCCCATCTACCAACCCTACTATCTACAACATGGAGTAAATTATTTATATCTTTACCTCCAGCAGTGAAGGAGGTTCTATTTGCAAGATCGGCCTTGGATACAGCAAAGTCACAACCAATATAATACAGTTTTTCAGAGTCTTTGTCATCCTCTGACATAGGAATAAAGTATTCGGACTTGAGGTAGGCATCAGCCATGTCCTGTGGATCATTGAGGAATTCCTGTGCGTAACCACCTGGATCTCCGTCTTCCTCAAACTCTTCCTGTTTGTCCCGCAATTGTTGTGCGGTCCATCTTTCCGGCCACAGTATATTAGAGAAGTCATCGTAGGATTGATGGGCCTTGTAAAATAAGAAATGCCACTTTTTATTCTTCAGGAGTCGAGATAGTAAGCTATCCTCATGTAAGATAGTTCCGTGAACCCGTATCTTACCACTCTTACTAAGCGCCTGCTTACAGGCACGGAAGAACCACCGCCTAAACTTCTCCCTTCTCTCCTTAGATTCAACCTGCTCATCATCCTCCATGTCATCGCAAACGATTAGATTGGGGCGTTTACCATTCCATAGGGCACCACGAATTTTTTGCTCCGACCCACGAGCATTAATGCGGAAGCGGTGTCCATCATCACACACCACAATGATTTCAGTTTTCGCATCGCTCTCGAATCCTACAATGCCGAACTCTTCCCGAAGGTCAGTGTTGGTGTGTAACTCCTCACTAATGTTACTAAGCTGCTCACTTGCCTTTGGCTCGGTTGAACCAATGAGGATAACATAATCTGAGGTACGAAAACATACCTCCGCCATTATGTAATCGAACGTAAGACCAGTTGACTTGGCATGATCGCGGGGAGCAACGCAGCCGCACGAATCATAATCACTCGTATAGAGTTTCCATGCCTCACGGTGGAAGGGTGGAGTCGGCATTGCATTGTCATACCTTGGCGAAAGGAATGTACCTGCAAATGCCTCCACCAGCTCAGATGTAAGTTTTACTGCCATAAATTACCATGCAATTCAAACTGCAATCTATTACCGCTATTCATGCCGATACGCCAGAGGGTTGGATTGGGAATATAATTACTTACATTGACCTGCAATACATATTCCGTACCATAACGATCCCTCTGTGCTCGGAAACAAAGATTGTTATTATTAATGTAGGCAAGAATAACATCATTACTACCCACGCGTGTTGGGATTGGCCTCTTATCATCCATCGTAACGCATGGATAGGTAACGGTAGAATCCATAACCACAAACGCAAAGGCATGTGCAACCGGATCGTACCAATAATAACCAGCCCCATATTGATCTACATAGGAGATGATTGGAAACATATTTTGATCGAATGCCAACCTACACCAAGTAGCATTAACACGGCTGAATAGATAGATAGGTGCGATCGTACTTGTACTAATATAAAAATCACCACTCAATCCATTTGGTACTATCTCAAGGTACCAATTCTGCACCTGTAACCCTTGTGAGGGATCTTGCAATCCAATACCCCCAAGAGTCCAATCTGTTACTGATGTAATAGGAAAATTATCTGGCGTTAGGTATGGATTATAAATAGTAGGTGGGTTAGATAGTGTAGAAGGTGTGATCATGGATACCTAGCCCAAGATACTGCCCAGTTTAATGTAATAGTACTAAGAGAGTTTTTAGGTAATACAGGAGAACAGGAAAATTGAAATTTCCCGTGATTGGTCTCAAAAGTAAAGGCTGAAATCTCTCCGGTGAGATTAACATCACCGAGGGCCATAGAGGTAGTGAAGGATCGTGTATAAGTACCTACTGAATAAGCGGATGCAGTAAAACCACTGGCAGTGCCAGAGGTACCGGAAGGGGTACTTGTTATGGCACCAATAGTACCATTGTATCCGGTAAATGTTGGAACTGCAGTGCCAAGTACTAGATAATGTAAGAAATATGGAACAGTCCCAATATTAGATAGTCTATAAATTCCACTATATGTAACACCACTCATCACAAAACTATACGATGTATCCGTAGTATTAAGATACATATCTAATTCAAAATACACAGATAACTGATCGGTACTTGTTACTGAGATAGTACCAGGAACGCCCGCCACTAGAATTAATTGATGGTTGAAGAGACTCATACTAGTAGTATTATTATTCCCAACACCTACCTCAGCTATATTACCTATAACGGCCCCGACAGCAAAGTTATAAGTATAAACACCAGACCAGTAAGCAGGCGGTCCTGGAATGTATGCCTGAGTTTCATAGGTAGTAGAGGCACCAACGGCGGCTAGAAAACTAGTAAGGTTAGTATCTGTCACACTAGGAGCTGTGGTACCAGTACCTACGCCAACGGCGCTAGCATATGTATAAGGATTGCCGACGGATAAATACCCACCCATCATATCCAGTCCCTGATTAGTAATTAGGTTATCAAACCATCCTGTATCTATCCTATCTTCGCCATCGGATCCTTTGACAACTAAACGGAGTCTACCCTTTACCTTATGTTCAATATTAATATTTTCAATCATGATCCGAGTGTTCCACCGCTAATAGAAATACTATTCTTTACCGATTCGGGAGTTGTTGTATAGTTAATTGGAGTATATACAACAAGTGTTCCGCTAATAACTGCAATATTATTCTTTACTGTCTCAGGAGTTGTTGTATAAGAAACGACATAATACTGAACATATGTACCACTGGTAATAGCTATTCTGTTTTGTACCGATTCTATGGGCATCGTATAGGAAATAGGCCCATGAACTACAAGGGTACCTCCAATAACATTAATATGATTTTGAATTGACTCAATCATATAAGGAGCGGGTGTAAGTCTCCCAGAGAGAACAGAAATATTATTTTTAATTAACTCAGTTAATATATAAGGGTAAAGGGTGGAGGTTTCATATATATTTGTATAATCAGGGTAAGCATTACCAATCTCGTGAAGTATGGCAAGCCGTGTAACCTTGCCATATTTATTACCAAGGGATGTGCCAACCTCAAACTTAATACTGTAGATATTGCCAGGAATACCAAGGCGAATCTTCTGGTCAATCCAACCGGGATGAACTGCAATACCTCCATAAAGGAGGTTGGCTGGATTAAGGTCATCCCCACTGAATACTGTAACAGTGACAGCTTGGCTGGTTATGGTTTCCCCTGCGGCCAGAACATCACGAAAATCCCCAATATAGGATTTCGTCTCCACCACAGTCTTGCTATCACTTGTATACAGCACAGCTAATAATTCCCACCGGGAGCGATTACAGCAAGGCGACCCTCCTTACTATAATTGTGGCTACCAGAAGCAGTCACTACACATACAATAATGTATAGATTCCCAGCAACACCGCCGCTAATGTCAACAGTCACCTGCGTGGAGGCATTGGTGATAGTACCAACCATCGTTGATGGGGTTGGGTCGGTGCCAGAAAAGACGGAGCAAGAGACAGCCGAGCCCGTTATGGTTTCCCCGAATTGTAACTTGTCCGAGAAGTTGATAACGAGGGGTATTGTCTCTGCCGCCGTCTTACTTGGGTATTGAAGGAGTGTCATTTCTTCTTACTCTTCGCCTTCTTCCCTCCCTGCGGAATCGGCAAACCCATCGCCATCCTCTTGTGCTGCGGGATCAACTGACTGTCCTTCGACGGTGATTTCTTGGAAGATGCCATTTTCATTTCTCCGTGTCTCTATGGTTTTGATTACACCGCCTTGCAGGTACAATAATCTTTCCGCGAGGCGAGCAAGGCGATCATTAGTGTCAATGATTTCTTTCGGTATACTACTACCACTACCAATTCGTTTCGTGGCTTCCATCTGTAGACGTGCTGCGGCTACCCGTTCCTTCGGACTACCATTTGCCATCACCTCACTAATAACTTCCACCGATTGCACAAACATCGCATCCAACTGAAGGCCAGCCGCCTGACACATCTCGGCGATGTAATCCTTCATGAGAGGTTGCTTCGATAGCATGGTGATGTATTCAGGTGTGACGCCGACAACATTGGAAATGGTGCGACGGTCAATACCCTGAGCCAGCATAGCACATACCTGCTTATGCTTCGGCTTCAATTCTTTCATCTGCCAGCCGGCAACATTCTCCCCCTCATCAAGGGACTGTTCAACCATTACACTCATTTCCATTTCCCTACCGCTGGAGCACGCTTCGCCGTCACCTCTTTTGGAATCTTCACCTGCCTTGTCATAGGCAGGGCATGCATCTTTGCGAAGCCTTGATTAATCTTCGCCTCGTGTTGTTTCGGTACGGCCATTTTCGCAACCTGAAATCCTTTAAAGACATTACGCATTTTCTTTCTCCTCCTTCCTGTGATGCTCCAAGTAAAGGGGATCCTCCTCAAGGGCATCCTGCACCCTCTCCAACGCCTCCTTCTGTTCTTCCGTAAGGAGGGAGAAAAGGTATTCGTGTTTACTTTTGATGGCCATAGGAGGAGGTACCGAAAAGGGACAGAGAGACCGTAACACAGCTCAGATGAAAAGACAAGAGGGTTCGTAGAAACACTGACCCTTCACATAACAATAGCACCTTCAATGATAATGTACCTGAAAATTCAAAAGTTGCCGCGCGTAGGAAAATTCCTTTAAGATTTTTAGCAGTCACGCGATTTGCCTCCCCATTGCCGGTGAGAATAGTTATCATTCTCGTTATGATATGCAATCGCATTGTGCGAACGATTATCATTCATCATTGCATATTGTACTGGACGGTTCGGTATTGTATTGTGCAATGTATACTGCACGGTTCATTATATTAATAGGATGGATACTATACTAAACCGTTCATTATATAATGCAAAATAATTTGCAGAAAGTTTGAACTAATCTGCAATGGGATTGTCTATCTATCTGTAGCAAGCGAAACGTGCACGCTCATATGCACGATACGATTGGAGATTGACATGGAAAACACACAGACAAAGGCTCGCTGCAAGATTGGCGACGTGACGTACAAGTCAGCCGTGACGATTGACTGGACGGGTTGTACGGTTGAGGATGTGCAGGCGCTAGCCAGTCAGAAGCTCGTGAACAAGGTGCAGACCGAGCAGCGGGAGGCGGGGAAGCCGATCCCCGAGATGTATACGATCAAGGCCGCCGAGTACAAGCAAGGGTTGAGGAAGCCCGCAATGACCGGGGAACAGATCCTTGCTGCCATGAGTGAGGAACAGTTGATCGAGTTGATGAAGGCTCGCGGCCTCATGTAACAAATGCCGGTGAAGTTATCCATCTTCAATCAATCGAGGATGGATAGCTGCACCTGCCTTCTTTGTGAAAAAGGGCGTAACAATTTGTTATGGGATTTATTAAGATAATATGTGAAGTGTTGTATATGTTAGTAGTGTTGTATATGTTGTATATGTTGGAAGTGTTTTCAGTGTTAGTAAGTGTCATATGCTCTTAAAAAAATATTTAAAAAACAAGCATGCAGCTTACTAACATCATTAACACTACTAACACGTGCAACACTTGCAACACTCTGTCACACTGCTATAATGAGTCACACGCTGTCACTAGATACATGAGCAGCATAGCAACACCCACTATTGCAGACAGTAAGGTAAATAACATGGCAACAATGAAGACTGGAATGGTCACGACCGTTCGCATCTCCCCGAAGGATTGCATATCCATATTGGACATATTGGATGTGGCACAGGTGAGGAGGGATAATATGTCCTTCGCTAGTTGTACGTCCCTTGCATTGTCATCCTTGATTGGCATGGCCCGACAAGCGGGCATCATCGAGGAGCCAGACGGATTCGCCTTCCTTGATAAGGTTGGCCCGTATAGGGATGGGAAGAATAATAAGGTAAAGAGGCTGACTTCCAATAGCCTGTATCTAGCAGCCCAGCACGGCTCCGCTGCAATCTCCCTCCCTCGTGTTAATACAAGCATGCCGCCGCAAGTCATGGAGGAACAGGCCCTTCGAGAATTGAAGGACAAGTTCACGAAATTGAACGATAGGAAGGAGGCAGACATTCCCCTTTCCCTTGAGGAAGAACAGGAATGGCAGGCATGCTTCTCTGTCCTGTACCCAGACGGATAATATATTATGACTGAACTAACCACAACAAAGACAGAGTTAGGCTCTTATTATTTACATACAAAGACAGGTGTTGATGTAGGTGTACTGGTAATGGATGTAGACGGTTATTATTATTATTGGCCCAACTTGCAGAATAAGGGTTCCTGGAGTAGTTGGATGTTGAGGGATGTTGCTAACATTCTTGAGGAGATTAACAAACCCTGGGATGATATTGTGCAAGCAGATCAATCCATTTAATACAACACTACCAATAGAGGGAATAGAAAAAATGTATCTATATAAACTTACCCAAACTGAAGTATGTGGTTATGCTACCTACGATAGTTGCATTGTAGCCGCTAATTCAGCGAAGGAGGCTAAACAAATAAATCCCAATGGATATTGGCAGACAGATAACCGTTATCTATCATGGCCGTTTACACCTGACTCTGTTTCGGTAGAGTTTATAGGAATAGCCGATCCAGAGATTAAGGAGGGTGTTATTCTTGCTTCATTTAATGCTGGATAGGGGAGGCAGGCGAGTGTATACGAGCGTGTTCACAGGGCTCACCATGTTTGCAATAACAGTAGGCAAATGAAGATAAAGAAAGATAAATTGAACTATCGACGTGATTGATTGTCTAACACTATGTACAGCACAACAATACAACGATTGGAGTTAATGCGATGAATAGTCATGTATGGCTTGTTTTTGTTTATGCTGATGTACCTGACTCAATCTGGACAACAAGGGATCTTGCGATAACTCGTGCTGCGGAACTGGATATGGATAATGGATGTTTGGATTTCTCCATTATTGACGAATTTATCTTAGATGAACCGGAAGGATTCGTGTGATGCAACTCCCCGCAGCAGAGCAATTCGAGGTGTTCGTCCCTCGCAACAATGGGCATGTCCTCGTCAAATTAACACTGTTGAATGATCGCCCTTCCCTCGATTTCATTCACACTGCCTTCCTCCACATCGTCGTGGAGATGTTGTCGAAGGTGAAGGCATTGCCAGATGGAGCGGAGAGATGCGTAACAGTGACGGATATATTAACCTTCGCAATACAGAAGTATGCGTCGTGAAGGCGGGAAGTAAGAGGGCAGAAGAAAACAATTGGAGGATGCAACATGCGAAAGGTACACGAGAGCATAACCCTGGATCGCGTAATGGCTGCGGTGCAGGATGGAATGGAAACGTTGGAGAATCCTGGCTTCTGCCTCGCCTGCGGTGAGGATGCCGACAGTTGCGAGCCGGACGCCCGTTACTATCGCTGCGAATGCTGCGGGGAAGACCAGGTATTCGGCGCGGAGGAAGTCATGATGATGGGGGTGGTATGATGAACTTTGCAAACATCCCTCCGGCCGTTCTTGTTACCTTGCGAGAGCGTGGCCATTCTGATGTGATTATAGAATTAATGCGCCCTCGTGAAATATTCCATGAATACTGTGAGTGGGAAGGTCTGATTAATTGGTCAGATACTTTGTACAACATTGTCCTAACATTGGAGGGTGTGAAATGACAACCGACGCACAAAAGAACATCGCCGCAACCAAACGTGCCGCCTGCCGTACTGGTAACAGGGTCGTGGAGACACCGATCAGGTGTATCATAATGCCCGGCTACTCCCTTCCACCCGTCCGTGTTGAAATTGATGCGGTGTTGCAACAATTGACAGCAGCGCAACTGATGGATATTGTGACGAAGCGCCTGCAACTGAAGTAAAACCGGTAACAAATTGTTACACTCTTTACGAACAAAAC